GACTAACTGAAGTAAGTTTAGCATAAGAACTATTGGCAAAGATAACTACACCATTTGCTCCAGTGGTTTGGTCTGTTAGAGTCTGACCATTCGAGAAGCTTCCAACCATAGTACTTAGTGTTAAGTCCAAGTCATTCGAAGTAGAAACGATTCGACCATTAGCATATGTAAAGTCTTGCTGTATAAACTCGTTATTAGTAAACTGGCCAGAAGAAGAAGTCAGCGTAATTCTAGCTGTTTGATTAAATCTTAGACCAAAGGTAGAAACTTGATCTGTTGTGCCATTAGCAATAGTGATATCGGTAATAGTTGCATATGCATTAGAAGTACTGTCATAAAGTGTATCACCAGAAACAAACTGGCCAACCACATTAGAAAGCTGCAGAGAAGTATTGCTGTATGTTGATAGTACTACTGCATTAGCTCCAGAAGTTACTTCCGAAACAACTTCAGTAGTAACACCAGGAGAGAAGTAGATAACATTTGCGGTGACAGTATTTGCTGTAGTCCCCGAATAGTAACCACGCAGGGTATAAGTTGCGTTGTTAACAAATGTCCCCTTGACTGACTTAAGCTGCAGCGCAGTAGAGTTACCAGAAACTACAATGCCGGCAGCATTAGAAGTCGACTGAACAACTACTTCCCCAGGAGTCCAAGATCCAAGACTACCTATGACATAGCTACTGAGAACAGCATTAATGCGATCGAAAGATCCAAGGGTAACACGAACATCGGCATACTGCGGATCTTCTAGGAGACCAATGCGTCTGTAAGTTCCATAAGTTGGAAAGTAGTAAGACTCATTTGGACCAATATCGAAGGTAACATCTACACCAGCATAGCGAGCACCGAGCTCTGTCATTACATCCGCACCATGACCATGCACCGGAGAGATTAACGGCGTAGCCGCGGCCCCGGAACCGTAGATGCCATTGGCAACAATACTAATATTTGCAAAGGTGTAGTTTTGACCGGTATTAACCATTTCTATAGAGGTGATATTATTTGCAGAGCCAAAGGTTGTGTTTACCACCCCAAGACCAATAGCATTAGAACCATCACCAGAGATAACAACAGTAGGTCCAATTTCGTACTCTGTAGAATCATTCGGAAGCACCAAAGTACCGATAACGGTAGCATTGCCAGTAACAGTACCATTCAGCAGGAAGTTGACCTTCTGCCCTAGGATGAAATTACCGGAGTTGTTGTTAATTGTGATATTAGGGTTGCTAGTTGCAGAGTTAAGCAAGTAGCTGATCTGCGAAGACTCGCCCTTAACATAGAAGTTATTAGACCAGAAGTAAGCATTGGACCAGTTAGTGCCATTAACCGCTGTCAAGAATACTTGAGAAGTATTTGCATAGGCGACGATAGCATTAGCACCTTGTGTAGTATTCGAAGAGTTAACCAAGTCGACTAACTCACCGGTAGTGAAGTATTGACCGACAATAGATGGATTAGAGATAGACAGATTCAAGCTAGTAAGATTTGTGTTTACTACCGAACCATTTGCCTGAGTGACTGTAATAGAAGTAGGTTCTGCAGCAACTGGCACTGTGTAGTAGACGTTTGCTAGGAGGGTATTATCAAACGTGATGCTGACATTTACTGTAGAAGTATTAACAGCCGTGACTCTGCGGACATTGGTATTAGCATTTGATCCGATTCGAATAAAGCTACCAACAGCAAAGCTAGAAGTAAAGCTTGTCTGTGCAGTATTAGTAGAAACAACAGTATTACCACCAGTAGTGATATTAACCGTTCCACCCTGCAAGACACCAGAAGAAACAGAATCAATCAGCGGATAGTTCAGTGCAAAGGGAGTAGTTAAGCTAGATCTAGCAACTTGTATGGTGGAGCTATTAGCTGTAAGGATAGTGCCGGTAACGCCGGTATTTGCCTGGACGATAGTATCACCAACATTGAAATATCCAGCTGGATACAAGTAGTTGATATAATCGATGGGTTGCTGAACAGTGTAGCCCTGAGTAACAGTACCAGATATGCTGCTTAGATCAAGTCTTTCGAATGTCTGGAAAGGAACCGAAGAGCTAACACGAACAGTTTTGGCACCACCATTACTAGTAGCTATCTGTCTGACCTGACCTGCACCGAATCCGGCTTTAAGGTAGATGGAAGACTGTGCGTAGTAGTTATCATAGGCAGAGGAAGTATTTGGCAACTGAATAGTAAAGGCATCGATGAACTTAACTATGTTGCCCTTCTCATAGACTTGGTAGTTACTACCGCCATTTGTTATCTGGATTGCTTCGATAGTACCAGGAACAGCATTGCTCTGAACATTAACATCCTGGATAGCAGGGATGTAGGAAGATGTTGTGAACTTAGTGTTAGAAGTGGAATCAATAGTGTACATGTATTTCCAGATGTAGCCATCCGCGGTCTTAAAAGAACCTGCAGGGGAAGTAAGTGTTGGCTTAACTGTAGAGGGAGCGCCGTAGTTATTGAATATGCACTTATAGACAACAAACTGATCAGTAACAACAAAGAATTGTTCTGAGTACAGATTCGGATCATTTTGATCGTACTGATTGTAGACAGTACCAGAAGTCCAGTTATACCTTGGCACCATGTTGATAACATCTGTAGACTTAACTAGCTTGCCGAATAGCAAGTCATCATAGACTGTTTGCTGAAACTGTGCTACAGAGTTATTAGCTGGCGGCGGACTAGAATCTGACGGCCATGGATAGGAACGTCCAGCAAAGACGTAGTAGGAATGTCTAGTATCCCTCACGTTATTGATGAAGTTGTTGACCTGGTTGATATAATGATTAATTGTAAGTAATGCCATCTCGCGCTCTATCTGTGATCATTGTTATTTATTAGTCGACTAAGACTGTGTAAGACTCATCTGTACAGCTACAGAAGCAGAAGAAGTCTGTGAATCCTTGAATCTGTACTTACCAAACAAAGCAATACCGGAAGGGTGGACTAAGTTCCTGACAAGAGATTCATAGGTGCTGATCATTCTGCTAGCAACGATTTCATAGGAGAAGTCTTGATAGTAGTTAGAATCCAATAGCTTCTGAGTATCACTGGTGAAGCTCTTATCCGACGTCCAAGAACCTTGACCCTTACCATGATCCTGGACGATAGAAGTACCAGTTACAACCACTGAGCTATTAGCCGGCTGCAGATAAACTGTTTCATCCGGATTATATCCAAAGCCAGAATCCACGATCTTAACCGCGGTAGCAATACCCTTAGCATTCAGAACGCTATTTGTAATGACTGCATTGTGGCCCTTGATGCCGCCCAAGCCATCGCTTTGTCCTAGGGCAGAGATAGTAAGCTCATTCACATCAACATAGGGATTGGTAGTGTAACCACCGCCGGGGTTGATGTTTCCTAAGAATGCAATCGTACCGACCTGCTTAGTCAAGAACTGCAGGGCAATGTACAGCTTGGTATCTAAGTTGTTTCCGGAAGGATTACCAGAGAAGCTGCCCCAGTCTGTAGTTCTGATGACATTATTCACAATGGCAGTGTGGCCAGTCTGGGTATCTGTCACTGTAGATCCATGGATGAAGTAGCCATGCGGAATGCCGGAACTGAACTGAACTCCTAGCATAGAAGTGTTCTGCGAGAAGATAGTTGCATTGGCGGTAACAGTAGTCTTAGGGTTTACGCCAGTCAGAAGCACCTGACTCGATGTGATATTTGAAACTAATGTAACACCTGGAGCTAAGCTAGCATTGATCAAGTTAGCATCATTACCGGTAACAAAGATCAGCATAGAACCATTAGATCCCTCCGAATCATAGACATAGAGGTTAGCTATGCCTAGGCTGGTGTTGGATAATGATTCTCCATTCGCAACCAAGTTAGCTGTGGCCGCCGAACCTTCCAGCATGACCATGTTTGCAGAGGAAGTAGCAGTGTTACCAACAGTGAACACGCCAGTTTCTCCGGAAACGTAGACATTGAAGCCTATTCCGGAAGCTGGTGGATCGATGATGGTGGAAGTATATCCGGAGATAGTATCCGGATTGATTTGATAGAGCTCCTGATTAATCAATCCACCAACAGTAAAGCTTGCCCCTGCTCCAGCTCCACCAAGTACTTTAGTCAGAGTAGCAGAAGCACCATTGCTGCCAGTGATGGTATCTCCGATGCTGAATTTGTATTGTGGAGTGCCAGTGAAGTTGATCAACTCGATGAAGGAACTGTTTGCTCTGGTGATAGTTCCATTCGCATTGCTAGTAGTATCCAGTAGAGTATCACCTGCGGAGAATACACCGGATAGTCCAGTGAAGTTGAAGTTGTAGGTAGTTGCAACTACGATGTTCGGATTCGAGCTAAAGCCAGATCCACCATTAACTAGGGTGAATGTAACCTTGCCATTCTGATCCACAGTCGAAACTACTCTGGCGATAGCACCAACACCAGAACCCTGGACTGATAGACTATCGCCGATATTGAAACCAAGTCCGCCATTGTTGATAGCTACTGCAGTCAGAGATCCAAGCACTCTAGGAGCATTAGCAATTGTTATGGCAGGAACTTGCTTAGACAGAATCTGCTCGCCATACTTGAACGTACCATTTACTGCTGATAGGTAAAGGACATTGATAGTTCTCTGATTAACTACCTTCTGCTGGACATTCTCTACTACTGCTTCTGCTGATAGACTGCTGTTATAGATTGGCTGGCCGATCAGCTGATTCAAGTAAGGGTTATCAGTGCACTCGATGTACTTTGGAACAATCCAATCATTATCCGAAGTTTTAAAGACAAACTGGCCAGGGATGTAGAGATCGATATCTTCATTGAACAGGAGTCTGAACAGCAGTTCATAGGATCTAGGAGTGCCCTTGCTTCTGTAGAGATCCAGGATATGCTTTACTAGAAGCTGTCTATCCGCAGCGATATCCACTGGAATGGAAGCAACATAGGTGTTGGTGAAGTGTGTAACAAACTGGGCTGCAGTGGAATCAATATCCAGATAGTCAGGGATAGATCTAGCTTTACCGATGATGCCAGATCCTGGATCAGTCAAATCTGTCTGCTCTGCCCACTCATAGTAAGCCTGCATGAAGGCGATGAAGTTCGGACCCTGATCATTGTAGAAAGCTGGGAACTGCGACTGGATAAATGGACTGATGAACTTATCCATGGATTAGATACCCACCACTGTAATGGTTACACCCTCAGCGATATCCACCTCGATGACGTCATTGCCAGAGCTCTTGACATCCTGATTCGCTGGAGAAGCATAGAACACCACACCATCCGAACCGTTAAAGTCATTAACAGTTATCAAGTTGCATGCAACCTGGCCGAGATCATAATTGACAGTCCCTGCCACAGAGTAAGAGGTGTAGCCGGCATTTGTGACATCCTTCAAGTACAGGACATTCGAGCTGTTTGTGATGGTAGTGCCAGAAGCAGACTGCACTACAGAGAAGGTGTTGTTGTTTGGATTATAGTCTGTAAACTGATAGAGTCTGCCACCAGAGAAGAATACACTGGACTCTAGAGTAGCTGGACTGATGCTGTTTCTGTACGCGATGTTGATGTAGCTAGGAACATTCAGATCCGGACTTGCAATCTTCTTCAGTGTTATAACAGTCTCATTAGAGGAGATGCTAGGATCTGCAGCATTGATTGCGGCCTCAAATCTAGACAGCTTGAACTCGGTATCGAAGTCGGTCAGATAGTTAACATTGAAGCTAGATATAGCCGCAGATACCAAGCTCTGGATATCTGTGCTGCTATTGGTAGTAGCTGTTGGA